CGGGTCGGTGGGAGACAAGCGTTGGCGGTGAGTATTTTGCAGCAGGCGTTGGAGCAGCGATGACTGGTCGTGGTGCAGACTTGTTGATTATTGACGATCCACACTCGGAACAAGATGCACTGTCCACGACTGCTTACGATAATACATACGAGTGGTACACATCAGGTCCAAGACAGAGATTACAACCTGGGGGAACCATCATCATTGTGCAGACAAGATGGTCAAAGAAGGATTTGACAGGCAGATTAGTACAGGCACAAGCAAAAGATAGTATGGCAGATCAATGGGATATCGTGGAGTTCCCAGCGATTTTACCGAATGACAAGTTATTGTGGCCTGAATTTTGGAACAAGGACGAGTTGTTGAAGGTTAAGGCATCACTGTCACCTATGAAATGGAACGCACAGTGGCAGCAGAATCCTACATCTGAAGAAACTGCAATGATAAAAAGGGAGTGGTGGACTCCGTGGGAAGAAGAAGATGTACCAAGATTAGACTATATTTTACAAAGTTACGATACTGCCTACAGTAAAAAAGAGACGGCAGATTATTCTGCTATCACAACTTGGGGTGTATTTGAGCCAAAGAAGAATGGCGAACAACATTTGATAATGTTAGATGCGAAGAAAGGTCGTTGGAGTTTCCCAGAGTTGAAGGAGATAGCGATAGAAGAAAACGAATATTGGGAACCCGACATGATGTTAATCGAGGCAAAAGCGAGTGGACAGCCCTTGGCAGACGAGTTAAGGTTACAAAACCTCCCAGTTCTGACATTCAGTCCTGGTAGACGAAAGGCGGGTAACTTAGACAAAACCACGAGGATGCACATTGTATCGCCTATTTTCGAATCGGGAAAAGTGTGGTATCCTAGTGGAGAGAAGTTTGCAGAGGATGTAATAGAAGAAGTGGCATCTTTTCCAAACGGAGATCATGACGACTACTGTGATAGTATGACAATGGCAGTCATGAGATTTAGACAAGGTGGTTTTATAGCACTGGACGGAGAAGACGAAGGCGAAGACTGGTATCCGAAAAGCAAAAGGGAATATTACTAATGACTGGTAAAAAAGGACAAAGGAAATTACCTAAGAAACCCTCTTCTCTTTTTGAGACAGGTGTTTCAAAAAGAAAAGAAAAAGTTATGTATGACCCTTATAACCTTTCTGCTGTTGTTGAAAGATTCAAAGCAGAAGAGAAAGCAAAGAGAAAAAAAGAAGGGATTGCTAAATCTGTAGCTACCAGAAAACAAAAAAGAATTGAAACAGCGAAAGAAACTATTAAGTCTGGTGAGCCACGACTAGAGAAGCTAAGTAAAAAATTAGAAAAAGCCACGGTTACTGGTCCGTTAGGCGGTAAAATAAAAGTCAAGACACTAAAAAAGATTACTGGTGGTGCACCAGGCTTGGACAGAGGTATACGAAGTAAGATGTATATTGGTAAAAAACTTAACATGGGTGGTGTAATGAAAAACCGTGGTGGGACGTTCAAGGGTATTTATTAATGACTAGACTTCTTAAGATTAGGAAAAAGTTAAACAAAAAACCGATTAGAAAAGGAAGACTGGTTAAGAACAGATTTTCTGATATACTGGCTCCAGGCAAAAAAAGGGTAACTAGGATCACATAATGGCAACAAGAGATTCGTCATTTGCGTATAGTATAGATCAAGCACAAAGACTTTTTGGTAAAGGTCTTGAGGTTATTGGTTCACGAACTGGTATTGAAACTCTTTTTAACTATGGAAAAGAGATTGTTGCACAGCAAGACAAGGACATAAGAGAGGGTAACTATCAACCAGAATACACCATGGGACTTCGTGAAGCCTACCGACAAGGTGGTTTGAACGATGCAGCTGGTTGGGTTGCCGAGAAAATTGGTGAAAATTTAGCGACAAGTGGCATTGCACTTGGTGGTGGTTTAGCATCTGCTTTGACTGCACCGTTTAGTGTACCAGCCGCAGCTTTGATAGGTGGAGCCACCATTTTAGGCTCTGGAATCGTGGGAACTGGTGAAGTTGCCGAAGAAATGGAGCAAAAAACTGGTAGTTATAACGATTCTGTAGCTATCGGAGCGGGCACAATCATAGCACTTTTGGACAGATTTGGCGCTGGAAGAGTGATTCCAAGAGATGAATTACTAACAATTACTGGTAAGGAACTGATAAAAAAGCTCGGTCAAGCAGGCAAAATTGACGCTGCAAGAGAGATTGGTAGACGGATTGGTAAATCTGTAGCGTTTGAAGGTGGAACCGAAGGATTGCAAGAAGGCGTGGTTGTTGGTTCGACTGCCTTGACTGGTGGTGAGTATACTGGTGAGCAAGTTGCCGACAGATTATTAGAAGGTGTGGTTCTTGGTGGCACGATGGGTGGTGGTTTTCGTGGTGCTCTTGAAATTGCAGGCAGAACACCAGATGCGTATTCAGGTATACGAACTTTAGTTGGTGATATTTTTGCAGGTGGTGGTATGATGCCGCCTGGTATGCAAGTAGCAATGCAGACAGCAGCTAATTTAACCAGTCCTCGTTTTGCTAAACTTAGAATGGATGCTGCACCAAAAACAGACGCAGAGATTTTGTTAAATGAAACAGCAGGCAAAGGCTCTGGTCAGTTAACAGTAAAAGACAAAGTTGCTAAAAATTTAGAGATCACTACAGACGAAGATCCAGACATAGACGAAAATCAATCTTTCTTTAGTAAAGATCTTGAGGGTGACTCAGTCGGTAATCCAAAAGCACAGAAAAAGGCTACTGACGAGGTAAAGTCTATTGAGGAGTATGCGAACAGATTAGCCGAAAATGAGTTAAACGATCCAGCAAACTCACAAGAAACAGACAGACAAAGAATAGAGATAGACAGACAAAATAGAATAAAAACTCTTTTAGCAAAATCTAGAAACAGAGAAAGATTAACAGATACAGAAGATCCAGTAGTATCACCATTAAGAATAAAACTTATTAAATTTGCAAAACAAAAAGGTCTTAAAAACCCTATAAAAGTTAGAGAGCTTTACGAGCATTTACGTTCTCAAGATACAAACGTAGAGGGATCAGTCGGTTTTATCGGTAAACTTCAAGCATCTACTGTTGAGGGTGCAGAGGAAAGATACAGACCAAAAGATGATTTAACTCCAGAACAGAAAAAAGAATTTGGTAAACTTGTAAAGAGTGCACCAAAAATTAAAACACCGTTACTGGATAAGCAAGGCAATCCAATCAAAGATAAAAAAGGCAATCCTAAAGTCAGAGAAACACCAGACTATGAAGCAATTCCTAGAATAAAAGAATTAGGAATCCCGATTAGTGTTCCAGTGTTTGTAAAAGATGAAGTTATTAAGTTTGATAACGAAGACGCTCAAAGACCAACGCTTAAACACTATAAAGGTGGAGAAGCGTTTACCTCTGGTTTAGAGGAGTATCTTGCAAGAAACTACAATGAAACAAAAACTATGGAAGAGATCATCAATCAGTTTGATAGGATGAGACCTACTGTTAGATTGGATATTAGAAGTGCAACAGATGCGTCTCGTCCAAGAGCTCAAAAACTGTTTACAGATCAACCTAAAGCTGCAGGTGATTTTCTAACAGATCCAAACTTTGTTCTTCCAGAGGGAACGAGTAGCTTACCACAAGGTTACTCGGGACAAAGAATATTTAATTCGTTTACCATAGCGGGTACACCTGTTGTTAATGAAGCACTTATAGGAACTGGTCAATCGCCTATCACTGCTTCAGTAAACAGTCCAAGGGACTATGAGTTTGACAAGATAAGTGTTATTGCTAAAAACCCAGATCACGAAAGACTTATGTCTGGTGATTTAACTAAGAGTCCTGTTATAAACACAATACAACAACAAGAAGAAGGTGGTAAAACTTTTCAAGAATACCTTGATGCCGATGCGGCAGCAACAAATCGTAGCACTAAAGAACTTAAATATCCAGGCGGTCACGATTATTATGATAAAGGTTTTGGTTACACCAGATCTATGATTGTTGAAGGATTAGATGGAAAACTTTATGCTGTGTTAGAAGAAGATCAATCAGACGTAACAAGAACTTACGAGAATCTTCTTGATTTTTCTAAACCAGAATATGATTTAGCACTGCCGTTATCGGGTGTACCAGAGTTACTATCTGGTTCTATAGACATGGCTCTTAAAGGCAACGATCCATATCTTACAAAGAAAGCTGCTTTATTAGGGACTACTAGCTTCACTGATAGAAGACCAGTTAAAAATCTTAATAGAACAAGAGATAATTTCAAAGATCATAAACTTTTTACACCAAGTGAAAAAAACAAAATAGATGTTTTAGATGATATGGATCAAAACATGTCAGAGTTTGATGCACCTTCACAATATGATGTTGATCTAAGAGATAGGAAGAAAAAATTTGACGAAGCTGTTAATAAATTAAATATAATTGACGATCAAATTAATAAAAATCAAATCTACATTGACACTTTTACGTTGACTGAAAGAGCACCACAAGAACTTGAGAAGTTTGTGGAAATAGGATTAGAAGATTTAATTAAGTTCAGAAAAGAAGCTATCCCTCGTATGAAGAAATACTTTGCTTTGAGAAGAAGAACTCCTATCACAAAAATGAAACCTTTAACTGATTCAGAGCGAAATAGTGTTATAAACAATTTTATTCAAAGATTTGGTAATTCAGCAGAAATAAGACTAGAAGCAGAAAAAGAAATTGAAAGAATAGAAGATGAAAAAGGCAAAGAAGCAAGAAAGATTAGTTTTAGACAACAAATGGAAACAGTTATTCCAGAAACTCAACAAGATAGATTAAACTTAAGAGAACGAGAACAATTAGAACAATTAAACGGACTTGATGAAATCATCGAAAGAACTTTATTTTCTGACGTAGATTATGAGGCTTTTTTTGAAAAACTGAAAGAAAATATAGATGAAGATAATTTTGCCGTTGAGGATTTTGTAAGTGATTTAGAAGGTTTTATAGCAGGATCAACAGATCCTTTTGACCTTGTTGCACAAGGGAAACTTAGATTCTCTAACGAACCAGAATTTAGAAATGCACCTTTAGTTGCAAAAGATAGTTTTGGAAGAGAGATTATAAGACTGTTTAATGAAATGGCAGGTTTCAGAGATGGTCCAGGACCTTCTACACTAAAATATGAGGACAGTAGAACAGGTGCTCCAACAAAAGCTAGGTTTAGAGATAAGTACGAAAGATATGGTGACACCACTCAATCTAATTATACAAGAGGCTTTGCTATAGATGGAAGAGTAATTCCAAACAAATTTATAAAAGCTAGTAAAAATCAAAGAAGAGCATTTGAGTTAGGTCATAGAATCACTGTTCCAAATTATTTTCAAGAGGGTAGGAGTCAATTTGACAGAAATAATAGAACTAAAAATGTAGAGTTATATGAAGAAGGTAAAGATGTTTTTAGTATTCTTATGAAACATTTGCCTATTGCTTCAGCAAAGTCTGGTCCAACAGAGGAGCAGTATCAGCAAAACAGAAGACCTATAAGAGATGGTGAAAGATCAACTGGACAAGGTGCTACTGCGAGTAGGGGACAACTGGAAATAGATCAACAAGCAATAGACTCAAGTAAATTACAAGCACAGCGTAATTATCAAAAAAATTCTGTTACTTATGACATGGGCAGAAGTAAAGAAGATCAACTTTTAACTAGAGTTAGTGCAGCAAACGGATACAACCCAGATCCACAAGATCGTTTAAGAGAGGACATTTCTAAGTTAGTAGAATCTTTTGCTGAAAAACAAGGCGTAGATTTTAGTTATTTTGATGCCGATGATGTTTTTTCTGAAGGTCTTGATGCTACTGAAACATTTGGTAAAGGCTTCTACGGAAAACTTAGTCAAGATGGTAATCAAGAGATAGCAAGAGATGCTGTTGAAAAAGCACTTAATTTAGCTGTTTCAGATGCCACCCATGAAGCTATAAATGAAAAAGCACTAGACTTAATTAAACACAAAGTTGCCTCAGAAATAACTAGAAAACACAAAGACGCAATCGAGAAAATCGATTTTGTTAGCATTATGGAATCTAGTTTAGATGATAACTACTCAAATCCAGGAGATCTGGATATGGTGACTGACAATACAGGTTTTGTAAATGGTCATACAGCTGCGGTTAAATATGAAGAAGTTACACAAAAAATAAAAGATGCTTTACCAAATAATGTTGTAAAAGATTTTGAGAAAATTTTATCTAAAGCAATCGATGAAGTGACTGAAAAAATTGGTTTTGTTCCAGAGGACGGAAACTATAAAAAATTTATGGAATTAATTGATCGTGAAAATGATCTAGATTCTGGTAGAGCTATGCTTGATAAGTACGGAAAAAAACTTGGTCTTGATAATCCAGATAAACTTAAGAAAAAAATATTGATGGGTTCAATCCTTAACAGAGAAAAAATTGATCCTAGTAAGGTTCGTTTTACTAGAGACCCTGGTGAGACAAAAGCACAGACAATTAAAAAATCAATGAACCCATTACAAAAATTTATGAAAATGGGAGATAAATTAGCAAAAGACTTTTTTGTAATTGAAACCGTTTTAAAGCCAGTGGCTATCGAAAATAACGATCATGCTGCTGGATCTGGGTATAGTTTTGGACCAGATCCTTCAATGGGTAATGTGTTTCAACTTCTTACTACACAAGCGTATAGAGGCTATGTGCAAGGCGACAAAGAAAGAGCAGACAGATTAGCAGAAGAAGCGAATAAACTTGTTTATCAAAGAGGTGAGGCTAAAAAGCAGAGAGATGCTAACGAGGTAGCAGAAGATCAAAGCAAAGAGATTCAAAGAAGATTTAAAAAACTAGAAGAGCATATAGAACAAAACGCATCTCAATATAATTATGGTGTAGATGAATTAAAAGCTGCATTAGAAAGACTTCGTAATCATGTAGAAACTAATTCTGATTTTTATATACGAGCACCACATAATGCAAACGAAGCACAAACAGCAAGAGGTTTATTACATTCTTTGATACATGCAGTAACAGATCCTAGATTTGAGCAATTATATGGTAGACCAATAGAGGGAGTTGTGTTAGCTCACAGAAAAGATTTTTATGTGCCAAGAGCGATAGAGGACTCTCGTGTACGAAATCCAGATACTTTTGGTATGGGCACATACGGTTCTGCTATACAGTCTGTGTTAGAAAGATTTGAAGCAGCAGGTGCAAATGTTGACAGAGATAGGATCTTTGAAATGAAAAATGTTAAGAATCCAAGCGGTCCAACAGCCTCGTTAAACAGACCAGTTCAAGGAGTTATTGATCTATCCAAAGGTTCTCTTGGTAGGAAGATAGCAGAAGGTAAGTTTACTTTTAGAGCAAAAGGTGGTTATATAGACCTTAGAAGAAAGGCAAGTTAATGGCAGAACAAGATCCAGTAAGAGAAATAGCGGGTATGGTTGAAAAGTCTATGGGAGCGGGTGGTGCACCTATGACTATAGAAGAACAACTTGCTGTATCAATACAAGATGATGTGGATGAACTACCAGAGGGTGTAGAATTAGACACTGGTGAAGAAGAGATACCTGTTGTAGCAGAGCCATATAACCACGATGCTAATCTTGCAGAAGTTTTAGAAGAGGGTGTACTAGCATCTATTGCATCTGATTTACAATCAAAAGTAAAAGAAGACTTAGAGTCAAGAGGAGATTGGGAAGAAGCAATAGCTAAAGGATTAAACTTGCTTGGTATAAACTACGAGGACAGAAGTGATCCGTTTATGGGTGCGAGTGGTGTAACACACCCACTACTTTCAGAAGCAACAACGCAGTTTCAATCACAAGCATACAAAGAAATGCTACCGAGTGGTGGTCCAGTAAAAACACAAATACTTGGTGTTGCCACAAAAGAAACAGAGGATCAAGCACAAAGAATAAAAGACTACATGAATTTTCAGATTACTGAAGTTATGGAAGAATACGATCAAGATACAGACCAAATGTTGTTTTACTTACCACTTACTGGTTCTACATTTAAAAAAGTATATTTTGATCCTACAAAACAAAGAGCGGTG